TACACTCCTAATATCAATCTGATAAACATTTCCATCGTTTCCTATCAAATTTTTTAAGTATTTGAATCCTATCGTTTTACTAAACTTACTAAGCTTATCATTGTCTATCATTGCATAAATAGGAGCATTGAGTAGTGATTGAAGCTGGTTTAAATCTTTAATATAATGTCTCTTTGTTTCTGCTGACCACTTAAACACATCTGTATGAAGCCAGTATAAGTTACTAAACAACTCCAAGTACATTATATATTCTTGTCTATTTACTACTGGAAACTTGTGCATCAGGTCTTCATAATGTAGCAAAGGGCATAGTACGGTGGCAGATTAGCGCCTGTACCTGAAGAACCTGCTGATGCAATCGTAGTCTGAACAGTAATTCCTGTTGTTGCTGTTTCAGTTGGATAAAAGCTATTGTCTGCACTAGAATCTTTGGGAAGACGCGGGTTGGATCCCGCACTAGCTTCAACTTCTATATTGTGGAAGTGGCCCGGATCAGTAACAGCAGACGTAGCTGTGTGCGTATGTGCTACTACAGTAGAGTTTGCAGAACCACCAGTAGCACCTACAGTCACTACTCCACCAGAAGCAGAAATAGTAGTGCTTGCAAAAGCATCACCATTATTTAATGTGTATGTTCCTGCTCCTCCAGTGCCTGTTCCAAGTCCTGTAATTTGGATACCAAAGTCAATACCAGTACCTGTTAAGAACTGATTAACAGCAAGAGTTCCAGAAGCAACAGCAGAAACTCGTAGGATTGTAGAGTTAATAGTTAAGGTTGTACTTGCTAAAGTATAAGTACCAGTTAGACTAGCTGAGGTTTGTGTCTGGCTAATACTTACCGTATAAGTACCAATCCCGCCTGCTGGCCCAGTAAGCTGATTGACAATTGTAGTTCCTGCACTAACAGAACCACCAGTAATAACTTGGTCTTTAATAAGAGTACCAGCAGAAATTGCAGTTACTGTTAGCGTAGTTCCAGAGATAGAACCAGTAAACGAAGAAGTTGAACCTGTGTAAGTTAAGGTGTAAGTTCCTGTGTTTCCTGTTCCAGTTCCTAATCCTGAGATAGTAGTCGTTTGTAATATTGAAGAATGGCTTACAGTATCACTAACCTCCAATGTACCAAACGTTACCCCAGTTACCGTAAGTGTGGTTCCAGAGATAGAGCCAGTTACTGATGCTCCCGCAGTTCCTGTTGCACTTGCAGCAAGAGAACCAGCACCAATAATAAACCTACCACGAAGGTCTGGAGTTGAGTTGTTCCCATCGCAGAGTACCCAGCCAGAAGGAATACTAGCCTGAGATCCAGACCATAATAGGATTAGACCAGTAGGTAAAGACGCTGTAATAGAGTTCTGTACAAAAGCGGTAGTCGCAAGCTGAGTTGTGTTGGTAGCGGTAGATGCCGTAGGCCCTGCTGGAGTACCTGTAAAGGTAGGGCTATTTAGGTCAGCCTTGGACGAGATAGCAGAGGCGATAGCGTTATACTCGGTATCAATCTCTGTTCCCTTGATGATCTTGGCTGGATTGCCAGTAGATAGTCCGTCTTTAACGGCAAAGTTAGTCGCTTTTACATAGTTACTCATATCTGTTTTCCTTGTTTAATATATATGTCAATCCTCTGAATAGATATAGGATTACCATTAATCTCAGCCTCTAATCCAACCTGCAGAACAGCGCCTCTTCCACCAGCCTGTATCTTAAATTTGTCTAGTACAATACCATTTGAGAACTCAGCAATATTATACTCCCCTATATTATACTCGTAAACTACTGAATTGTCAAGCTTTTTCGTAACAGCAAAGTAATTTTCGTTATAATCAAAGCCCCACTTGACAGCCAAGTTCTGATTAGCACCACCAATGACCACAAATCCAACCTGTTTCATAATCTTTTCAATGGATGGTTGTTCAAAGTCAAAGTAGTTAGTATAGTAACTAAACTGGTAATTAGCCCCATTATCAGAATGCCCAAAGTACTTACCAATATACCCAGGTTTTCCAATGTAGAGTTCTTTAGAAGTGGTCACAATAAAGGATTTAGGCTCTATGGCGCTCCAAGTAGTAGCCCTAGCAGACCCGTCCTGTAGCGGTGTTCTCATGTCAAAGCAGTAAACTGACTTAGTGGTAGGCAGACTAAGGAGGTAGAAAGCATCTCTATCATAGTAGACAGACTTGATATTAGCTGCTGTCTCAGAGGCTACGCTAACCATCAACTCATCACGAACATTCTTGGAAATATCCCGCATAGGTAAGGACTTCTCCTGAATAACCCGCTGAAGGCTTCTAACCCCAGAGTCAGACAGGAAGATAATATCCATACCAGTGCTCTGTACAGAGTCCCTAGAGATACAACCCACATTAGGAATATAATCAGCTAAAGTCAGTGTTGTAACATCGATAGGATTAGCATAGACAGCAATGTTATTACGACCAAAGATAATAAGGAATCCATTGTGCGCTGCAATAGCTACTATCTTGTCTGTGTTCGGAAATACAGTATTTAAGGATATAGATCCAGAGTCTCCACCTTGGAAGTCTGATCCGTCTAGCAATCTAGTAAAGTAGACCGTCTGTGGGTCTCCTGCTATATCTGCCACCCAGATACGCCCATAAGCCGCTAAAGCGCAGTTAGGAGAGAAATCACCAATAGAATATCCTAAAGGTATTGTCCCGATGTCTCCAAGCCTCTGGAAGCCGTATGAGCCTGCGTGGGAGTGTGGATTAGCAACGGTTGTTACTGTGCTAGTAAGGGCATCAGAGACTGTGTATCCAGCACCACCAGTAGTGATCGTTACAGTAGCCACACCTGTACCAGACAAGGTAGCCACAGTCACGGTAGCAGCAGTGGTTCCACCAGACAGGGTTAGGATATCTCCTACATTGTAGCCTGACCCAGCAGCAGTTACTGTCAAGGCAGTGATAGCGCCACTAGAGACAGTCGAGACTGTAAAGGTAGCGCCTGTACCGGGAGTAGGCATACGATGGTAGGTCAACATAGGATGACCAGTCTGGACTAGGTAGGCATGAGGTTCTGCACTTGCTCCATCACCGTAGGGCAGAGCAGCCCCTTGCCAGTTGTTACTAGTAATCGTGTATGTTAGATTTGCACTGTTAGCTTGATTACGCACAGTCTTGGTGGTCATAGTCGTAGTACCAGTAAACAGTCTATTATTACCAGCACTAAGGAACTGACTAGATCCATTATCAGTTAACTCAAACATAAACTCTACTGGGTTAGCAGCGCCTAAGTCTGTGTTAACTGTTGAGTTTACAGGTGTCCAGCCTCTACGAGCACCAATACGACCATATCGGTCAATGACGCAATTGTTTGCCTCTAGCGCAAAGCCAGAAGACAACGATACTGCAGACTCTTGGATGTTTAGTCCAAAGAATCCTGGTGCTGCAATACTAGCGGTCTGTGATGGAGATGCCATTAAGTAGGTGTCCAGGTAAATTCATCAGGATACTTGTTGCCCTCAACCGACACATGGTCTGCCAAGGATGTCTGATACAGGCCATAAGCTTCAGAGCTACTCAGTCCACCATCTTCCCCACGCTCTGCCAGTGCCTTAGCATAGGCCAAGAAGATTACAGGCTCATCAGGAACCTTGATAGCGTCAGAGTTAAGAGCTAAAGGAGCTTGTGGCTTAATGATGTTAAAGTTAACAATGTAGTTAGCATCAGGGATGGGATACAAGTCTACCTGTGTATCGCCGTTAGCGTCTACACCGTTGAAGTTATAGTAGCGTGGTGAGCCATACTCAGGGGTGTTGACGAGGAACCAAGCATCCATCTCTTGCGTTGCAGCATTGTTTAGGAACCAGTTGCTAGAGTCATTCAGAACATCAAAGACCCTAAATCGAATGCCAGCATTAGTGAGGACATAGTTAAAGAGGTTAGCAGTAGTAGACACAGTAAGAGTTTCAGACAGAGCATTCCAATTGTATGCATCCTCTACCTGCCTTTTAGCGTCATTAACGAACTTGCTAATTAGTTTTGAGTAAGAAGTATCATTGACGGAAGTAACCTCGTTCTCACGAAGCCTAACCAGCACATCATTGACAAGTTCGATATAAGTTTTGTTAGCCATTTAACAATCCCATTTCCTTAGTGCTAATGCTTTACGGGTGGGTCTACCCTTCTCATCCTTCATAGGTCCTGGTACACCACTCATCCTAGCACAGAAAGACTTCCTCCTAGCAGCCTTCTTAGGAGACTTAGCAGCCTCTTTAGAAGACACAGGAGGCTTCAGGTTAGCGCCTTCCTTGTTCTTGAAGTATGCTCTACCTTTGGCGTTTAAACCACCTTCTGGATTCTGATATACCTTCTTTACCATTATTTCTTCGCAGTCTTCTTAGCTTGTTTAAATGCCTTAGCTGTGGGAGCGCCTTTAGAGCCAACCTTACGCATCTTCTCACCAGATCCTGCAGCTATCCGCTTACGCTTTGCATTGATGTTGGCATACAGCCCTGGTTTAGTAGTCACGATAAGTACCCATTTTCTTAGCTTTCTTCTTCTTCATACCAGCCATCGATAAGCCAACAGCTACTGCCTGCTTCTGTGGCATACCTTCTTTACGAAGCTTACTGATCTTAGCCGATGCTGCTGCTTGTTTGCCCTTCTTAGTGTAAGGGTATTTCTTTCCGTCTACCATTGGCATACTATTCTCCTTTAGAATTGAAATTGAACTGTTGTTTCAGGCACGAACTCTACAGTAGCTATGTAAGTTACTGTATTAGTGCTAGAGTTTTGTACTCGAATCTCATCACCAGCTTGCATTACTACCTCTGTGTTACCATCTAATATAATAAACTCACCAGCACCTAAGTTCTTACCACCAACAATAAAGTACTCAGTGTTAGTAGAAGAGTCGTACCAGTAGACCTTTGGAGTATCGTTACCAGTAAGACTATCTGCTCATTTCTTACCCAACCATCCCTTAACTGTCTCGGTTTCATAGATCCGAAAGCCAGTCCAAACAATAGTAAACAGAGCAGCAACAGCAGGTAGTATCTCTGCTAGTGTGCCAATGACAGTCACAACAGACAGTGCATCTGCTGTGTTCTTAGCTGCTTCGCTCATGTGCTCAGTTGCCATACTATCTCCACTTAGGGCCTTCCATCCAGGCTACTAGCGAATGTCTAGTACCTTTTGTGATTGGGTTTACCTTATGAACCACAAAGGAGGGAAACACTAAAACAGTTCCTTGTGTTCTTAGGTGCTCTTGGGCAGGGGCATTAAGATGTAACGGCTGCATCTCAAACTCACCACCTTCATACTCTTCTGGGCTAGACAGTTGGCACACTAGAGATAACTTCCTGTGTACTTGTCTACCATCATCCCAATTTACATCATTGTGCCAATTATAATAACCTTGGTCTTCTGCGTTGTACTCTGTAAACTGAATCTCATTTAAGTGCCACAACTCAGATCCAAAGGCATTATGATTAGCAACATGAAACAGATTAGTTAGTTCATGGTACAGCCAACCAAGGTCTTTATTGTCTCTAGTGATCCACCTAACCTTACTTCTACGAACATTGGTGTCTACGTTAGAACCTTGGAAACCTACTATTGCATCCTGCGGTTCTATCTGTTTTGCCTGCTCTACTATGGTGCTACAAAGTTCTTTAGGATATCTCTGCTGCCACATCTGCCACATTGCATTCAATGTTATTCCTTACTCATACATTATGTTGATTTTGCCAGCAGACGGCGTGGTATCAAAAGTGTCTGTGCCGTTTACTGTTGTGATTCGTACTTGGGTAAGGGTGTCAGATAGGGTTTTTCCGCAGTTGCCAATAGTTAAAAAAGTCCCGGCAGACCCTGCGGATGTATTGGATTGTCCGACCCAAATATTTGATCCGAGGGTACTAAAAACAGCAGTCCCAGAATAAGTTGCGGCTGCCACGCCACCGCCAACAATCATACCCGCTGTTGAAACTGTTCCGCCTGTGTTGTCACCGACTGTTAAGTCAACGGAAATTATACCGCCCACATACCCTGTA